CACCCACCAGCCTGTCACCCACCAGCCTGTCACCCACCAGCCTGTCACCCACCAGCCTGTCACCCACCAGCCTGTCACCCCAAAAAGAAAGGCCCAAACCTTGCGCCTTCTAGGCCTTGCGCTTCCCAAACCTTGCGCCTTCTAGGCCTTGCGCTTCCCAAACCTTGCGCCTTCCAGGCCTTGCACTTCCCAAACCTTGCGCCTCCCAAACCTTGCGCCTCCCAAACCTTGCGCCTTCCAGGCCTTGCGTCATGCGTGTGCATTATTTTCTTCGCGCAAGCGGTTTTGAGGGGGTGGGGAAGCCCCCATTTCTACGTCCCACCCTTGGCTGAGTCACTCACCCTAGTCACCCGATTTCGCCTAAAAGCTGAGTCACTCTCGTAGATGTTTGCGCGACAGTGCGCGATGCGGTAGAGTCGGCGCACAGGTTGAATGGAGGATGTATACTTTGACCGAAGATACGAGACAGGTGGGTGGGGAGCATTACAAGGCAATGCAGGTCTCACCCTGGCAGATCATCGATACTTGGCCGGTTGAGCAGCGAGTTGCGTTCTATCGCGGCAACTGCATCAAGTATTTGCTCTGGGTTGGCAGTAAGGGTGAGATGCTGGAAGACTTGCAGAAGGCGCAGCATTACATTGAGAAATGCATTGAGGTATTGAATGGCTAGACAGCGGATAATTGCGACACCCGAGGAGTTTGACGAGCGGGTGAATGCGTATGCAAAGTCGCGGACCAAGGAGGAGCCGATGACCATCACAGGCATGGCCTTGGCACTTGGTTTCTCGTCAGTGGTGACCCTCTACGAGTACGAGAAGAAGCCGGAGTTCAAGCGGTCGGTAAAGCGAGCGCGGACGCTGGTGGAGAATGCGTATGAGAAGCGGCTACACGCGCATAATCCAACGGGTGCGATCTTCGCTCTGAAGAATATGGGTTGGTCAGACCGGCAGGATATCGGTATCGAGGCAGTTGCAACACCGACCAGAATTGAACTGGTCTCACCAGATCGCGAGAAAGTCGTCAACGCAGAACTCAAACATGGCAGCAACACAGATACAGTTACCACCCAAGTTAATTCCGCTGTTCTCGCCCCCAAGGGGTGACCTTCGCTATCGCGTGTCCTTCGGAGGCAGAGGCTCGGGCAAGAGTTTCACATTCGCGCTCATGGCGGCGATCTGGGGATATACGGAGAAACTGCGGATTCTATGCACCCGCGAATTGCAGGTCAGTATCAAGGATTCGATGCATGCCGAGTTGAAGAACGCGATTGCCTCGCAACCGTGGTTACACGCGCACTATGAGGTCGGTGAAGCGTTCATTCGCGGGAAGAATGGAACGGAGTTCATTTTCAAGGGACTGCGGCACAACATCTCGTCAATCAAGTCGATGGCGAAGATTGATTTGTGCATTGTCGAAGAAGCGGCAGATGTGCCGAAGGAGTCGTGGCAGGCGCTGTTGCCGACGATCCGCGAGAAGAAGTCGGAGATTTGGGCGATCTACAACCCTCAGTCGCCCAGTGACCCAGTTGATCACATGTTCCGGCAGAATCCCCCGCCGAGGTGCATGGCGGTTGAGTTGTCATACAAGGACAACCCGTGGTTCCCACCTGAGTTGGATGAACAGCGCCAGCATGATCGTGAGGTGATGTCGCCAGCGGACTATGCTTGGATCTGGGAAGGCGCGTATCTGACCAACTCGGATGCTCAGGTGTTCGCCAATAAGTTTGAGATAATGTCGTTTGAACCGTCAGAGGCGTGGAGCGGTCCCTATTATGGGCTTGACTTCGGTTTCGCGGCTGATCCGACTGCTGCGGTGAAATGCTGGATCGGTGAGGATTGCCTGTGGATTGAGCAGGAAGCCGGTAAGGCTCGGTTGGAGTTGGACCAAACGGCGATATTTCTGATGGAGCGGATGCGGGATATCGACAAGTATGTTATACGGGCAGACTCTGCCAGACCGGAATCGATTAGCTACCTACGGCGAAACGGGTTGCCAAACATGCAGCCAGTGAAGAAGTGGGCAGGGTCTGTCGAGGACGGTATTGCGTATATCAAGTCATTCCGCAAGGTGGTGATCCACCCGAGGTGTGAGGAGACAATCAAGGAATTTAGTGTATATTCATACAAGATTGATCGATACTCGGGGGATATAATGCCCCAAGTGATCGACGCGAATAATCACTATATCGACTGCATACGCTATGCATTGGCACCGATGATTAGCAAGAAGGGCAAGCCTGGAATCAGAGCACTATGAGCATCTTCAACCTCTTCCGTAAGGACAGCCGCGCAGCACCTGCACTGGTGATGTCACCTGGACAGCCACAGTGGTCGCCGCGAGATTATCGGTCCTTTGCGGATGAGGCGTATACGAAGAATGTGGTGGCGTATCAAGCGATCAATCGTATTGCTGATGCGGTGGCGTCCGTTAAATGGACGGCATGGAGGAATGGTCAGCAGTTGACTGACCATCCTGTACTGGAATTGATCCATCATCCCAACCAACAGCAGTCCGGTGTGGACTACATGCGAGCGAAAGTCAGTTATCTGATGATCGCTGGTAATGGTTATGAAGAACGGGTGACGGTCGGTAATCAGGTGCGCGAACTCTATCAGTTGCGTCCTGACCGGATGAAAGTGGTGCCGAGCAAGAACGGCACACCTGAAGCCTATATCTACACGGTCAATCATCAGTCAGTGCGGTTCCCTGTCGGCCCAGACGGAGATGGTGATGTCCGTCATATGAAGTTGTTCAATCCGCTGAACGACTGGTACGGCATGTCACCGATCGAATCAGGCGCATTTGCGGTTGATCAGCACAACCTCGCGATGAACTGGGTGCAATCACTGCTTCAGAACTCGGCGCGACCTAGTGGTGCGCTGGTGACGAAGGACAGCTTGGAACTCAGCGATGACAACTTCAACCGGTTGAAGACCCAGATTGAGGAGCAATACTCAGGCGCGACCAACGCTGGGCGTCCGATGCTGTTGGAGGGTGGTCTCGACTGGCGACAGATGGGGTTGTCTCCGATGGATATGAACATCTTGGAGACCAAGTTCTCAGCGGCACGGGACGTGTCACTGGCATTCGGTGTGCCACCACAGTTGCTTGGTATCCCTGGTGACAACACCTACGCCAACTTCCAGGAAGCACGACTCGCTTTCTGGGAAGACACGGCGATCCCGTTGCTGGATCTGATCGCGAGTGATTGGACTTCGTGGCTGGGGAAGCCCGATAGTGTCATCCTGCGGCCTGATCTTGACCATATTCCGGCGATCGCTGACAAGCGCAGAGCGTTATGGCGGATGGCAGACGAATCACGCGATTTGACGATCAACGAGCGACGAGCATTGAAGGGCTACGAGCCGCTACCCGAGGGGGATGTCTTGCAGGATCAAGAGACTGACCGCAGACGCACCGGTACGGGTGGACGCGATGATGTGCCTTCTCCTGAACTGATGAAATCGCTCGGGTATGGCGATGACTGACGAGGAATATGCCGAGGCGCAAGAAGCGTTGTGGCAGCGCATTGAGGCGCAGTACGAGCCGTTGCTGGAGCAGTTGTTCTTGACGGCGATGCTGGCGACAGCAGACCGTTACGAGGCGAGTGGCAACCCGGTGGTTGCTGATGATCTGCAACGGGAGATCGCTGATCTGTTGCAGCAACTCTGGGAGAAGACAGTACGCGAAAGCGGCGAAGCTGTCATGGCCGAGTTTGAAGGCAAGCAGTTGTGGGATCTTGAAACAAAGCAAGAGCCGTTTTGGCGCAGAATTACTGAGGCAGTGATACAGAGTTCAGGCGCGCAGAAGATTCGATCGATTGTGCAGACAACGCAGACGCAGATCCGGCGCATTATTGGCCGAGGTGAAGCTGAAGGATTGAAACGGCCTGACATTGTGTCGAGAATCCGTACAATGGCACCGGAACTGTCGAAAATCCGTGCAAGGATCATCACAAGGACTGAGGTGCATAGCACGGCACAATTTGCGAGTAATGCGGTGGCGAAGTTTAGTCGATTGCCATTGCAGAAGCGGTGGCTATCGACGATCGATTCCCGGACACGGAGTTTTGCTGAAAACGATGTGTTTGATCATGTGTTGATGCACGAAACAGCAGTTAATGTCAATGATGTGTATTATGTGCCTAAGAATGATGGTACAACGGAACCGTTAGAGTTTCCTGGAGATCCCAAAGGTTCACCGAGCAACATTATCAACTGTCGATGCACCCAGCGATATAGGTTGAGATAATGCCGACACCAAGAGCAGGCGAAAGCAGAGATGAATGGCTGGAGCGTTGTATGGGCGATCCAGAGCAGAATGAAGATTTTCCTGAACAGGCGCAACGCTATGCGGTCTGTATCAGTAAATGGGAAAGTAAAGCCGAATCCTATAAGCCAACTGCCGAAATGGCAGAAGAAGCGCAACGAGGGCTGGATTGGCGCAAAGAATTTAATCGCGGTGGTACTGAAGTAGGTGTTGCCAGAG